CTATAGGACTATCTGATTTTCCGTCCCAGTACCAACTAAATTGAGCGTGTTGGTAAACGACATCACAAACGTTGTTAGGAAAGTAGGGACTATTCACACGATTTAATGTGACCAACCCAACGGCAAGTTGTCCTTTTATCGATTCCGTCCTTGCCTCAAAGTAGATATTTTTAGCCATACAAATAATATCTCTTTCGGTGTAAATGTATTCTGGTTCATAATCAATGTCGACAATGTATTGTTCGTCTTGATCGTGATAAGCAAATCGGTTATAAGGAGGAGGCATTTCCTCATCGGGTCCGAACTCATAAATTTCAATAACAGGTTTCCGTTGTGGAAGTTCAACAGCAACGGTAATCATATCAGGACGAGTCGATACGTTAAGAATAATCCACGTCACAACCGGTGTCATTAAGACACCCAAGATTGCCGCGTGTACACAAATTTTATCTACAAGTGTTCTCATAAACTAATTCCTCGTCAAAGGACGATACCTACAATTTTAGGTTAAATCAACCTATTAAATTAGGAAACCAACTAAGAAAATTACCCGGAAAATCACCAGGTTGATACAAAAAGGGTATTCGAGTTGCCATATGTATGCGCACCTGAAACGAATCACCTACTCGAATCGGTGCAACGGCGTTAAGAAAGTGGGGCGTACTTGGGAACATTATTAATGTTCCTCGCTCAGGATTAAATCCAAAGTTGTGGTTAGGGAATTCCAATTTTCCTCCGTATACCTCATATAAAGAATCGAAAGCAGCTGACTCACTATAATCGGATAAAAATAATACAGAGGTAACGTCTCTATCTTTTGTTCGTACCCACTTCTTGCCCATAAATTCACTACTATCACAAACAAGTTTACCGGCACTGCTTTGTGGATACCATTCGAACAACATTTTTTCCGTACCACGATATTCAACATTGTAGTATTTTTCCACGCCTTTAAATAAACGTTTAAATCGTTCGAATATAATTTCTTCGCCTTTGTTATTATGTCGTAGAGACGGTAATGGTTTATTATTTTTATCGACGTCGGGCATGGTGACGTCCATAAGATCAACAATCTCTTCACATAGTAGAGGTGACAAGAATTCTTGATAAACAATAAACGGAGATTTTGGTACCATTAGTACGAAACTTCGTCGAGATTTTTAAGGACCTGAGTTCGAAGCAATGTCATTAGTTGATCAATTGAAATATCACCGACCTCATTCATTGCTTCGTAGATTTTTTGTGCTGTTTCGGGATCAATTGTTGTTTCGGGAAGAGATACGATATCTTTTTGAAGTTCTGTGAGAAACTCTTCTGATAGTAATTCGCTAGCCTCTTTAATAATATTTGGATCAATAAGGAAGTTACCGTCTTGTAAAGCATTCTGACCAACAAGCATTGGATCATCCATTTCACTACGATCATTTAGGTTTATTTCAATATCTTTTAGAACTTTTCCTTTAATTTTGATAGTGGCTTTGATAACGGCTCTGTACGTTGTTTGACCACCAGACGTTTTAATCGCTTGCTGATCAACAATAGGAACAGTTAATGTATTTCGTGATAGTTGTGGTGATACGAACGACACGGTTTTCTCACCTCGGTTCAATTGAACTCTTTCAGCGTGAAGTGAACACATTTCAGCGCCCGTATCTACTTTACCAATGACAGATCCTGAGATTGGTAGGTTTAAGAAATGAACCTCAACTTTGTCAGGAATGATTCGATCTTGAATGTCTTCTGCTTCTACAATTGGTTTTGTTGTTCGTCGAACGTCGTAAGGAATTAAGCTATTCTTATGTGTTCCCCAAAGAAACATTAACCAACCTGCGCTATCACTCTCGTATACAACTACGCCTTTGTGGCCAGCAGACACCATATTAATAAATGGATGTTTTGTTGACGTGTTTGGACGATAAACGTTACCGTCAATTTGAATTTCTTCAATAAGTTCGAAATTCCCATTAACGAAATCAGTTTTAAGGTCTTGTAGTGTCGGAAATTGTTTCATTTAGTTTTACCTCGTCGTAGAAGGTATTTATTCGATCCATCAGTGGTTGTACATATTCATTGATCTTTTTAACATAAACCATCGGTACCATTCCACGCTCCACCGCAATAATAATGATAATCTCGTCGATTGGAACGTCAAACATCTCAAAATACATGATTGCATACGCAGTACTCTGCAGGAAGTAATCATATACCATGCCCAAGTCTTTGACGTTGTTTGATGTTTTGAAATCAATAACTGCCAAGCGACCATTATATTCACCAACAACATCTACTCTGCCTGCCAGACGCAACGTATCACTATATAGTGGAATTTCTTGTGCTCTAATGTTGTTTATCTTGTGTAGAATTGGACGAAGCTGGTTGAATAATTTAATATCACTGCCCATTTGATCTTGCTTTGGAGCTTTGTCGTTTTTGAGGTATTTTTCTGCCATCAGATGAACAGCTTCGCCTCTGGCAGCACAACGAGCAGTTTCGATGTCAGCGACTTCATGTCCCAATGCATCTCTCCACTCTTGTAGCCATGGTTTTGGTGCGTGACCAAGAACGGTTGTCACGGAAGGATACTTATCTCCGGAAGGAGCCGTATACCATCTTCGTTTGTTGATTATCTCAGCGTGTAGTTCTTTATATTTTGGCTGAGCACAATGGGTAAATTGAGCCATAAGGACTCACTATACACTTCTGAGAGAAGGAATACTACTTAGTCTTTTTAGGTTTGGCAGCTTTCTTAGGTTTTGTGCCGCCTTTACTTCCCGTACCTAGACCTTTAATTACTTTTGGCTTCGGCTGCTTCACTGACTTCGTATTTTTATTCTGCACTGGTGGAGAGGTTTTACTACCACTCAAACGAGCATTCATACGAGTAACCATCTTAGACATCGAAGTACGTCTAGCGATTTTAGTTTTGCGAACACGAATACCCTTCTTAGCACGAGCTACTTTACGTCCATGACGAACTTTCTTAGGATCTTTTCGAGTAGCACACTTCGATGGATGAGATACTGGCTTACCCTTCTTGGGTCCAGTTGTACAACGGTACCTTCTTTTGATTTCTTTACCAAAACGTTTGAATATACGAACTGCTCCCTCGCTTAGAATGTTGTCATCTTTATCTACCCAACATTCCGTGTACTCACACTCTTCGTCATCGGAGCATTTTGAACATAAGCGAGCCGCAAACTCACCTTTCATTTTGAGAGTACCACCACACTCGAGGCATGCTGACATCTCATTCATTTCATTTAGAAGTTGTTGTAAAAATTTCATTAGTACGTATCAAATCCTTGTTGTTCTGCACCTTCTGCGCCTGATTTTGCAAGTTGTTGGTCAATTTGTGCAATTTGTTTCTGAAGAGCAAGTCTTTTACGGCGTAATCCCGCTTTTTGTGGATCTGTTTCTTGTTGAATTTCGTCACGTTGAATTTGTTTTTGGTCCTTCTCTCCACGATTGATGAGTTGTTGGGCTTGATTATCACCAGCTCGCATCATACGCATAATTTCTTGCTTTTTTTCTGGATTTCTAAGGTCTTCATCGGAATATTGTAGTTCGTTGATAAGATAACCAGCGAATGTCATATTTTCGTAAGGTCGTTGTTCTTCTTCGCCAAAGCCTGGACGCTGTTGTTCATGGTCGTGGCCGAGATCATCCATTTCACCGTTGAGTTCTTGTTCGCCGTCGAGCTCATTCGGAACTTCATCGCCGTTCTTTTGAGACATGTTTATAACATCATTAAGTCGTCTATGAGCTACACCACTCATTGTTCTAACAGATTGTTTTAGCTGCATCCACTCACCCTGGTTCTTGATAATTTTCATCATTCGTGATGTTGTTTCGGGCGTTAAACCAAAAATTTCTTTAAATACGGAATTAGCAAGGTCAATAATACCCTCGTCTGATCTACTTGTTCGTGAATTTGTTTCCATTAGTTTTTCTGCGCGTGTTTTAGAAGATATTTGATGAATTCGCCTGGCTCGAGGTGATGGTCTTGATTTGCATCAACACCTGCTTCAAATCTATTACCTACTTTATCACCAGGTAACGGCTTGTTCCATGCACCTACGAATTCTTTATTACTTATGAATTCTTCGTTATCTTCCTCGTCTTGTTTTTCAGGCATTTCAAACTCAGCAGCTTCACCTTTAAGTTCGTTTGTGGCTTTCTGAGCTGTTTCATGTTTCCACTTAGCTAGTTTCGCTAGGTCTTTTGCCTCTTTATCTTTTGTTTTTTCACCATCGTAATATGCTTCCATATCAAGAACTTCTTCTTCCTTTTTAACCTTTGATTCAGCAGCCTGTGAATTATATTTCGCCTCTTCAGCGTTAGCCTGAGCTTCTTTCGCGTTAGCCTCGGCCTTTTGTGCGTCGGCTTGTGATACGAGCAAGTCTATAACAGATTGAAGAGTGCTTGTCATATCTCCTTCACCGCCCCCGCCAAGTTCGCCTTCGTCACCAAGTTGAAGATCGGCTTCCATGTCCATGTCACCTTCTTCGCCACCACCTTCTAGGTCAGGATCTAATTCACCCTCAGAATCGCCCTTAGCCTCATCACCACCAAGTCCTGTTGGATCGCCTTCAACTTCTTGTTCTTCGTCTTCTTCAACATCTGGCCACTCTACATCTACGATTGAAAATCGATCTTTAAGATTAAAGAGAATTTCAGCGATTTCAAATTGTGATGTTTCACCTTCGACACCACCATAATCATCATTTTCGTCACCACTGAGAGCTGCTCCTAGAGCGTGTTCAAAATCCTTTGCCTCTTCAGTAGATACAAATACTTTAACTAGATTACCGTCAGCATCTTCGAGAGCAAATCCCGTCGTATCATCTTCATCGTTAGATTTGCGTTCTGCCTTTTTGAGTTTTGAGATCACGTCAGCAGAGTCGAATTTCTCATCTTCAATGCTTTCAACAAAGTGAAATATTGAGCTTCCTGGTACGGCACGACGGCGCATACGTGACTTTCTGTTCTTCTTGGTTTTCTTTTTACTTGTGGTTGGACTGAAGAAATGTCCACGAAAACCAGCAACGCCTCCAGCACTTGTAGCACCAGCTGCGGCTGATTCATCGATTAATTCTTGCTGGTTATGTGACTGTACAATTTGTTTCAATAGCGACATATAGGTTAACCCTTATACCTTGTGGTATTTGTTGACGTGAGGTATTTATGCACGGAAAGAGAACTGTCCGGCAAAATACCGGACAGTCCAATCATAGGAGATTAAGGGGTAACGAGATCTTTTGGTGGTGTCGCGAGTTCTGTTGTTTGTTCAGGCTTGAACGTGCGGTACTTCGGTGTAAAATCAACACCTTTGGTGTGAGATAGCCAATTCTCGAATGAAAAGGCTAACTTTATATGTCCTTGAAGGTAGTCTGCATATTCTTCGTATGAGCGGGATAATTGGTATTGTATATCCAAGTCATGATCTGTAACATCTAGAGCTTTAATATTTCCCGGTACTGAAATTGGAATAATAACACGTTGGGTCAGTTCAACTGACTCTTCGAGAACTTTAGAGTATTCGATCGTTGTTAGGTTATTCGGCTGCATCATCAACAACTAGTGTATCGCTAGCTACTGGTTCCGGTGTGTCTTCGGTTACTACTAGTTCCGGTGTGTCTTCGGTTACTACTGGTTCCGGTGTGTCTTCGGTTACTACAGCTTCAACTTCTGCTACAGCTTCTGCGGCTTTTTGTTCTTCTTCATTGCGAACTGCTGCAACGATTTGTGCACCAAGATCACGAAGAGCAGCGCCTACTAGCGCAACTTCATCCTGAGCGACCGCAAAACGATCACGCCATTCTTCATACTTATGAACAGCCTGTTGAATGTCGTCGGATAGATCTCCAACAACGTATGTTACATCGTCGATTGTTAAGTTTTCAATTGTTACTGAATCAGTCATTATTTTCTCCTATAGAATGATTATATATTAAAGTGTTTTTGGTTGACAACTAATCTTCAAAAAGTTCTAATAAACTTTTATCAGGCCCTGACTTTTCCCCTTCTTTTTCTAGCCAGCGCTTTTCTTCTTTCTGTTTTCCCTTGAACGTTAATCCTTTGGATTTACCTTCGTTATCCAGAATGCGAATATTTTTTGTCCATTGTAAGTATAGTGTTCTTCCTTCTCCTTCGCTCGATCTCGTTTTGAGGAATTGGAAAGCACATTCACCAGAAGCTCTTTGGGTCGCACTGGCGAGAACAGATATCCAAACATCTGATGTATTTACCTTGGAAATACCACCAGCTACATGAGCTTGGTTAATGTGTATTTCATCAACAGCTCCGCGATTTTGTTGAGAGGCTGAAGCAATAACTGCCCCATATTCTTCCCCTATATCTCGAATCTGTTCTGATACTCGTTTATCTTTTTCAAAAACATTATCAGCTGATACTCGTTGGTTTGGGTCCATAATATCAAGATAGTCAGCTATAATTAGGTCTGGTGTTCGATCATATAGTAACTCATACTCTTTTAGATATGCTCGTAATTCGTTTGGAGTTGTCCCAGAATTCATTTTACGAACAATAAAATGACCACTGTTATCTCCATATTTCAGTACAGCCTGCGTAATAACATCTTTGTGGTATTCCCACACTGCCGTTGCAATACCTGAAATCATCGTATCATATCGTTGTGCAATAAGGTCTTCTGACAGCTCAAACGAAAAGTAGACGACGTTCAGGCCCTGTTCTAGAAAATTAAGACCGAGATTTGATAGAGCAACTGACTTACCACCACCTGAATTGGCCGAGAAGACAATTAACTGTCCTCGTTCGAGACCACCATAAAGAAGTTCATCGACCTCTTTCCATCCAGTTGATATTTTAGCTCCACTCTCGGTCATCTTCTTTAGACGGCCTTCTGGATCTCTAAAATAATCAGTTCCCATGTTACGGTTAAGTGAAACAGTAACCGCATCACGAATCAATTGTTCAATGTCACCAAACTGTTCTTTTTCAATTAGAGGCACAGACTCAAGCACAGCTTTTTCCATTGCTCGAATCTTACAAAAGTGTTCTACTTCGTTTGTTGTGTATTCAAGCTTATCGCTTGTCACTTCACGTTTTTGTAGCTTAACACCCGTCTCAGCTTCGATTTGTTCGAAGGAAGGTGTTTGATGATACTCGTCATAATACTTGTGTGTAAATTCAACAGTGTTACGAAACTCAGGATCAAAATATCCTGGCTTGACAATACTCGAACACAATGCGTAAGTGTCGGGGGACGAGATTAAATATTCTATTAAAAGTTTTTGTTTTTTACTATCCACAGACTATAATTATACGAGAACGAGTTGGGTGTTACAAGGGTGGGTTACTTATCTAATTGTCACTGTTTTTACTAGGGCCACATCACTAGCATCCCAATCTTCGTTAATGCCAGCTGCGATGCCGAACGAGTTACCCCCTGATGGACCGGGAGCAGTAAAGTCGGCCAGATTGTCAGTATTTGTAATTTCACCACCATCAATTGAACCTTCCCATTCGACTATGGTGTATCCTGCACTCACCAAGTCGGCGAGAGTCACTTCATTGATTTCAATTTCAAAAGTTTCAGGAGCTGTAGTGCACACGGTGGTTAATACATCACCACCGAGAATGGTAGTTGGGCTGGGAGAGATTGAACCAACTTCGTTATTGAATCCAAATGCGGGATCGTCGTCCGCTACAGTTACTTCGTACGTGACTGGTGTGGGTGGTACAACTGGATGTACTTGTGGAGCATCGACAATGTATATTGGTGGGAATACTTTTTCAGCTTTAGTTTGATCTAAAAAGTACTCACCATTCGCAAATATAAATGAGTCGAGAGTTTGAGCAGGACCAACTTCAAGGTCTGGCCGAAATACCTGATTACGAATTTTATCAGCGTTGTTGTGAGGATCAGTAGATAGAAGTACGACCATATTTGGTGCTTGATCATTAGGAAACCCTGCTGTCGATGTTCCCGCCTGAAATAAAACTGTTCCAGCCGACGGAGCATCAAAATCAGTAACTGGGTCACCAATATCAATTGTTAGAACCGTATACGTCACACCATTGACAAAAATTTCATCTGTATCACTCCACGGAGAAGTATTAACAGGAGCGGTTGCTGTAAAGTTTTTAGATACCGCAGATTCAAATGCTGTTTCGTCGAGTGTTTCCTGGTCAAGTATGTACATACGTACTAAGCATGTGCCGGTCGCTGATCCTGCAGGAAATTGAAGAGAATCAAGATTTGCAGCAATAGTCAAAATACCATCTGTCGTTACAGGTAAGTATGTAATTGACTCTGCCACTACTTCAACGCTTTGTGTTGCTGCTGTCGAGCGAGCAATAATTTGTCCTATTCCAGATTCAGGTCGATCGAATTGAATTGTTAGTGTATTTTCATCAACAAGCGTAACTGATTGAGGTTCAATTTCAATACGTGTTGTTGTTACAACACCATCAACAATTGACTCTCTATCAACTTCAACCTGGACTGTGGGATTTACACCAAGATTGTGAATAACTACCCATTCGATGGCAGCGATCGCTTGAATGTGATCAT